TCAGCATGGATGGGTGAATTTCAACATGGGTATACTGTTTTCCGTCGGTAGATAGAACAGTGGCGCGATGGCGACGGCTGCTGCGGCGACGGCGACCCTTTTTCTTATCGGCGCCGCCCTCGCTCCCATCGCCGCCCTCGCTGTCGCTGCTGTCGCTCCCCTCGCCCGCCTTCGCCCCAGGCTCCGCCGACTTCTCGAACTTATGGCTCATTGAAATGAGTGTGGACTCCGTCTCCGACGTATCGAGATACTCGATAATCGCCTGGGTCGCCTTCAACCGCCGAAAGTCCTCAATCGTATTCACGCGCGCTACATCCTCGCTCACTTTCTGTTTAACAGACAACGCAGATGTATCCGTCGCCCGCCCGTAAAGCTCGTCTATTGTATAATAATTACAGTGTGCTGCCTGAAACGTCGGGTCTGATTTCACCGTAAATCCCGTCGTCATTTGCGCCCATGACGCCTTCCCCGCGCGTATCATCTCCAGGATTTCGTCCTTGTCATAACTAGGCCGCCCAGTCTCTTCGTCAATGTAGAAAATCGGACGGCACAGACGCCCCGCATCCGTGAATACGTGAATCTCGTTGTTTTTGATATCCCAGCTACAGCTGACGTAGATGGGGATAAGCGCATTACGCCGGTGAAGCCGAATAAGTCGCATCGTTTCTTCAGGACGTGTCACCGCGCCCACCCACGTCCCGTTTACGAACACTTTTGTGGTATAATGAAGAAACATCCGCGTACATTCTTCTAGTAGATGCATCTTCGTCACTTCGCGCAACCATAGCGTCATTGGATACGCCGAACATTGATTCGTGACCCGCGCCCCGAATGCGAGATGTTTATGAAATCCGATATTGGCGCCATCGGGTGAATCGACGGGGTCAATCATCCCCCACTGGGAACCGTGAAGCATACGCGGCGCAACCACTTTCGCGCTGCTATCCATCGGGAGGTTTATTTTACGCAGATGCGAGAGAAACGAATTGTAGGACAGGCGATTCAAATCCTGGATGACCCCAATGCGTTTGGTATGGTCGGTCGCGCCCCAATTCCCTTTAAATGCTTTTTTGAATCCGCTTTCAACGATGCGTTCGCGGAAGAATTCCTGGTAGTTCATTTGGATGAGACCGATGAAATTCTTCTCGTATTTCTTGGGGTCTTTGAAATACTCGCGGTCCATTGCGAGACGGATATGCTGTTGTTGAAGCGCGTAGTATTCTTTGAAGAGGTCAAAAATGAGCGTCCCGCTTAATTCGATACGCTTGAATTTAAAGCTGTCGCGGTCGGTGGGCGGGTCGATTTTGAGAGATACGCGGAGTAACTTGTATACCATATTCCCGAGGAAATATGCCTTCTGGGTGTAATTCGTCTCTCCCACCTGGGGGAGGAAATAGTTCATCAGGATATCGTGGACCTGCGGGATGGTCTTCGATTTCGTGAGGGTCGCAATGAATTTAATCGCGCCTTCCTGTGTGAAGATTTTATTCGCGTCGTGAATAGATGGGATGAAATGGTCGAGAAGTTCGGCGTGTTCGTCGAGGTCAAGGAGACAGAATTCTAGAATCTCTCGGTCAGATAGAACGCCGAGGGCGCGCATTACGATGAATAAGGGGACGGGTGAACGCACATTGGGGATATTCACGACGATTTGTTTGTTGGTGAGAAGGGTGGTGGGTGCGACAATACGGACGGACAGCGTTCTCTCGGGTTTGGAAGCATCCTCGCTGACGGTGCGGACATCGGCGGCGTGCGTGTATACATTGTCTTCATTGTTTTCGCGGATATAAATCATATTGTCCGCGAATTTCTCCTGCGAGATAATGGTCTTCTCCTTGCCGTCGATAATAAAATACCCGCCGTAGTCATTTTTACACTCGCCCATATAGAAACGGGCTTTCGGTTCAAGACCGTGGAGAATACAGTGATTGGATTGAATCATAATAGGGAACCTGCCTAGGAGAATTCTCTCGAGAGTGGCGGTGGTCACGTCATATCGCGCGCCCGTGCCTTCGCCCGCGCCGCCGCTCCCGCTCCCGCTCCCATTTGCGATTTTAAATACGACATCTATGTCATAATGTATCGTAGTTCCATATGTCATATTGCGAAGCCTGGCCTCGTTGGGGAACATATAATGCTCACGGTCGTCGTCGTAAATAATCGGTTTTCCGAAATAGACCTTGTCGCCGTTTTTTCCACCTAAATACAATTCACAACGAAGATTGAACTCCTGTGTGTCTGGGTCCTGTTCTTTTTGAAGAATGATTGGGTTTCGTTCGCGGAATATTTTGAAAATCCCCTTTCCAAAGAAATCGTTGTAGGAATCAATATGATGACGGACCAACATTTGAGGGTCATCTTCAAATAGACGCTTGATGACCTTCCAGGGTAACTCCGGGTCAGAATCCATTGTATGTATATACTGTTGCTATTATATACCTACAAATTCATAATAAATAATGTTTATGTCCGCTTCGCAGCTCCGCGGCCGCCGCCGCCGCATAGGTGCTAAAACCGCATTCCTCCAAATGCGTCATTGTTCGGTCCGATAATGATGGGCACACTTGCCTCGTTGTGCCTTTGTGTGTTTCGGATTTCGGCTGCGCCAAATAATAGGAGTGCGAGCAGTAAAATATAAGGGAAAAGCAGGATAAACCATGCGAAATTGGCATAACCGCGCGAACAGATGAAATCTAATACCCAGGTCCAGAAGACGAGGAATAATATTTCCACAATGAAAATAGTGGATGTATTCGCGACATTACAGCTGACATTTCCGAAACAATAATGGTGGGTGTTTTCCAGGTTATCAAACAGCATGCCGAATAAGGACACGACCGAGATGATGAAAAAAATGAGGGCGGGGGTGCATAATGACCTCACTCGGCTGAGAATACCGTCCATGGAATGGAATAATGGAATGGAATGGAATGTATATATATTAGTATTTTACAAAAAAATAATAATACGCGACTTCGTTGCTCCGCTACGCTACTGCTACGCGACTTCGTTGCTCCGCTACTGCTACTGCTACGCTACGCTACGCTAACTGAACTGCCTGCCCAATCGGTTGTATCGTCGGGTCAGAAGTTCGGAACGCCGTGGACGCGCCCTGTAAAGCATTCATCGTGCTTGCGGGAATTTCAGCAACACTGCGGAGTCCGGGATTCACGACTTCGGGTAAATATTGCGCCATTCCGCCATTTTGTTCGCCGATGAAACGGCGGTGACTGCGTCTACGCTTTTTGGAACCACCCCCGAACTGTCCTCGTTCAACGAGGTGGTTGCTGCTTTGTGGCGGCGCCATTGTCGCGGTATTCAGTGAGTAATGATTTCCGTTGATGGATTGAGGAACGACCCCAGTTTGTGTATGATGAACGTCGCTAGGAGCCCAAGGCCACCCCCCGGTAACGCCTCCCCCGCCAGATTGACATCCTCTCTGGTGCCATTTACTGTGTTTTTTTTCGGTGCGTTTACTGGACGACCTCGATTTACGTCCGCCTTTACAGTGGCGCCGGCGCCTAGAATACGACGCCGCCGACGACTTTTTACGGCTACGACGTGTATGATTTTTTTTACTTACCATTTATACTCTATATATATAGAAAAAATACTCGGAGGGCGGTAAGCGGTCGACGGTGAGCGACTAAATAATATCCACATGGGTCAGCATATGACGGCGGCAACACATCTTCGTAAGACCCAATGAGTCCATAACCTCGCCCTCCGGCGTCTTGTCGATATATTCCGCGGTCAGGTAGATGACCTTGTCAACATCGAGGTCGCGAGAAAGCTTTATTTTACGAACTTCAGCTAAATAGTAGCGATATTTGTCGGCGATAACCTTGCCGCAGGTGAAACATTTGACGGGGATAATCATTGGCGGCGGGATGAACAGATGTATTGATATATGATAACATATTGTTTTTATATATCAATTTTTATTGAAAGAGCGACATAATCTTATGGAGTTGCGCCTGATTTTGTAAAGGGTTGGGTTGGGCGACCCCCCTCTGCCGTTTAGCGCTACGATTCGCTGACCGCGACAGCGATTGCGTCGACTTAGGCTGCCACCCACCGCTCTGCTGCTGCGACGATTGACCTGTTGGATTCATTATTATTATTATTATTATTATTATTATACATTACCGATACAATATTATTGCGCGTGCGCGTCTACCCCCGAACCGCCCCCTGTTTCATACACCCGCGCCCGCCAACACACTCTCCTAAATAATAATAGTATGCGATATCGCGTTCATTGTTATTGGCGTCTTTCATATCAAACGGCCGCTTCGCGTTCCCCGCCACGCATTTTCCGGGGATTTTCGCGCCATCGGATCTACCACTAGGGTCGGCGACATTGGCTTCCGCCGTATTCATCGTCACCACCGGGTCATTATCGCCTTCAAACCCCGTGTATTTCGTCCATCCACAGCAGCATTTTGTCCCGCACATTTGGCGTGTGGTAATAGAATTACATGCCCGTTCTAGTTCTTCCGGCGATTTCTGGTTCATCACACAGAAAGAGTCGCTACACTTTGTGTGGATTTTATCTAATTCGGCCTCCGTATACGCGGTCCCGAATGCCTCTTTCAGTTCATTCTGAATACTGATTGCGGGGACGGTCCACGGGACATCGGTGGGGAGGGTTCGACCGGTATTCGGTTCAATGTATACCTTTTTCTCAACGACACCGGGTTCGACACCGACATCGACTCCGGCTCTGCTCCCGAATTCAATATATAACACCCCTCCCAGTATTATCATCACCGCAATAAAAATCGCGCCTATATTCTTAAAAAACGACTCGCCTAAACTGGTTCCTTTGAATGCCGTGACGCCACTTTCCGCGGATGACGAGAAGAACCCGCCGACACTACTCGCACCGGATGAGCCTGCGTCTTTGATTGCCGCGAGGGCGTTTGTTACTCGTTCCATTGTTTCAATAAATGATGAAATGATTTAATTTGATTGATGCGTGTGTTGAACCCAATTACATTACGTATAGATAATAAGGCGGATTATCTAGAGGTCGCCTTCGGCTTCGCCACAATCCGCACCCCCTTCCCCGTTTTCACCTTCATATGTTCCACCCCCGTCGTATGAATCTCTCGGTGACAGTCCTCGCAAACCGACGCCAGGTTCGCCGGATGGTTTTTATGGATATGCGCGATAAAGTTGTCAGCATCCGCGCTCTCCTGATGCTGTAGATGGTGGACTTCTGTCCCGCGCGCTTTCTCGCACAATTCGCAGAGTCGCCGCAACTTCGCCGCATTATACCGCGACGGGACCGCGTCGTCTAAAATACTCGCAGTCGGCGTTTTCGTGCTAACCCCCCGGTATTTCACGCGAATCGTATTCGCATTTTCCAGGAAATCACCCGGCAGATGAAGCGACTTACACACTTCCAGGCCATACATACTTTCGCCTGCGCCGTCCTGGAGCTTCCTGTCATAGACCAGGGTGTCGCGTGACTTATCGTAGAATACGCGCATATGGGCGAGCCGGAGGCGAGGAGCCATCTCTCGGAGTTCCGAATACGCGGCGATTTCGTGGAGATGCGTCGCGAAAATAAAGGACGCGCCGGCGCGGTAAAGGTGCTGTAAACCGGCCACGAAAATACTAATCGCGGAGTCCATCTCGGTTCCAGAGCATAATTCGTCACCTAGCACGAGGGTATTCACGTCGGCCATTCGCAGGATGACGCGGAGCTCCGACATTTCCACGACGAACGTAGACAGCCCCTTAAACAGATTATCATTCCCGAGAATCCGTGTCATTATCGCGCGGTAGGGCCGGTATACAAACGTGGTCGCTGGGACATAAAAACCGGCCTGTGCCATTATGACCGCTACGCCTATTGCGCGGATGAGACTGGTTTTGCCCACGGCATTCGTCCCGTAGAGCAGAATCCCTGATGCTGTTCCCGTTCCTCCCAATTCAATATCATTGGTGACATAACATTCGTCTTCATTGATTCTCTCGATGAGGCAGTGGCGGAGCCCGGTTGCGCGGACAAATGACGGCGCCTCGCCCTCACCGCATCCCGCGTCCGTGGTCGGCCGGCAATACCGATACTTCCGCGCAACGTGGCACCTATTCTGTATCATGTCCACCGCGCTTACAAATGCGACCATATTCTCAAAATCGTGGTAGTATTCGTGTAATGACCCGATGAACTGGTTATACAGGACCGACACCATATCCGATATTTTCACACGCAGGGATACGACTGCTGCGCATAATTCATAGATTTGCTGACTGTGGATGGTGTTGTTACTGCTAGATGCGGCGGGACATGTGATGCCCGTTGTATCGAACATAAGGACGCGCCCGCCGCCACCGCCGCCCTCTCCCAATGAAATCGAAATCACCTTTCCGCTCGCAGGCAGTTTCTTAATCCGGTCTTCTAGGATTTTCGTGCGTCGTTTGGTGGCCTGGAATGAAATCCCCATTTTATCGGTCTCGTGTAGTTTGACGTAGTCCGCCGCCACCGCCGCGGGTTTCTCGCCGGATTGTATGAGTTCATTTAGTATCCGTTGGACTTCGTCGAGAGATTTCTGGGTCACCTGATACTCGTCTGTGAGTTTATCTAATTCACTAGATATCCCACGCTGAATAATATTGGTTTCAAACAAGGTGTCCGTAATATCACGGCACATGTCAATATGTAATGTCTTCTCAAACATATCAAGCAACATTGTGCTTTTCCCGACCACGTCGTTTCGGATATGACTTCTCTCGGAGAGATACCGCGCAACCTCCGAATCGTGATTACACTCCGTATATAATTCGCGGATATGACGAAGATTATTGAATAAATAGTATACGTGTTGAGGAGTAATCTTTTTTAAAATAATGTGTCGGTGAAGTTTCTCAATGTCCTTCATATAGGACAATCTCTCGCGGAGTGACGCGGTATTCACGCCGGTCGCGCCGAGAGATAGTATATGCGCCGTTATCGCGTAATCCTGCTCTAGGTCTTCTGCGCGGAAAGTGGGGTGTAAAAGCGTATACTTATACGCGCGAGACCCCATAGGCGTGACCGTATGGTTCAATAATGAAAGCACAGAACTCAATCGCGCCCCCGCGCCGCCGCCCGTCGATGCGGCAGCATTCCCGTCGTCTAGTATATTCAACTGTCGCAGCGAATGATTCGCGAGGATTAATCTATCCGACATATTCTCAAATACCGGCTCCTGAATCTTGGAAACCAGGCTAGGGTTATGTTCGTAGATGAAGTTCAATAAATAAACAAGAGATTGCGTGGCAATGGAGTAGTTCATAAATGATTGTTCGAGAGATTTGGCGCGGCCGTCCGGGAAAAATGTGGCGAGCACCTCCATTTGATAGTTTTGTTTCGCGCATCTCTCGGCTTTCACCGTCGCCCCCGCAGTCGTCGACACCCGATGAATCATCTTCGCCTGGATATTTGTATAATGAATTATGTCTTCTACTTCTCTCGTCGAGAGATTGGAGATAAGTATCACCTCGGACGGAACATATGACGATATAAATCTCTCGACTTCATCATATGTAGTAGGATTATGTGAGTCTTTATTCTCGGTTTCAAAGATGGTTGCGCGTCCCGTATAAATGTCAATGGTTGTCATTCCCATTATGAGCACGCCGCCACCCACGCCGCCACCCACGCCGCCGCCAATTGATATTTTCTCAATCCATATACACGCTATATTATTTGACTGTGTGGCCGCCGCACCCGCACCCGCCGCAATATCCGTAGAAAAATAGGTCCCTGGTGAATAAATACCTTGAAGCACGCGAACTGGCGGATTTTTTATTCCATCCTGGACGTAGACCACCGCAGTATACCCGGCGTCCTGTAATTTCTTCAAATACTTATCCAGACCATAATCGCGAAACCCCGCCATAACGAATCCGGGCGTTTTATGCGCCTTTGCGAGTTCACAAATCGAGCAGAAATCGTCGATACGGCTTCCCGTATATGTAACACTGCCGTTGCCGTTGCCCCCCGCCGGAGTAATTATTTGTCCGTAGACTTCAAAGAATGCGCCGACTTGAAGGAGGACGACGGTATTCGCGCCATATTCTGCGGTATATTTATCCGTAAGGGCAAAATACTCTTTAATAAGTGCCATCGCCTCTCGTTACTTATTAAAGAACGTATCGTTCGTTGTATATCTCTCACATTATGCCTTTATTATATATTCATCACCCGTGTAATCTCCGCACGACATACCGGGCATTCATTTTTTGATAGTTGCGAATAACACTGCGAGCAACAAACCTGGTGTTCACACGGCGAGAACCGCGCATTGACGCGAAACCGAACACATAATATACACTGATGTTCTGTGTCGTCGGTTTCTTCGGGTGCGGAGATATGCGCGATTGAAAGGAGTCCTGGTTCCGGTCCCGCGCCCGGCGGCGGCGGCGGCATCACAATCATCCCAGGGTCCATCGTAATCCGGGTATAAAATCCGAGATATCCCGCGCGGGCATATTCATTGTCGCAGATACGCAGTCGCGACCCCATTGCGTCATTTCTCTCGAGATACACACTATTGTTTTCATTCCGCCCAATCGTAAACACAATATTCACATCAATATCCGTCCCGGGAATCGTAACTATCTGGTTCGCGAGAATTCGGCCATTCCCTTCGTATACAAATGGTGATGTTCCGCGTGACATATATGATTTCCTGATGCTCTTATTACGGTCATACATAAAATCGCGATACGCCCACGCCTGATACGCCCGCGCGGGGAACCAATTCGCGCGGGCCGTCGCCTCCACCACCGCGGAGTCAGTTATAAACGCCGAAATATCATTGAGGTCAATAATCGGTATCGCAAGACCGTCGGATTCTATTATGTCGTGAATCGCGTGCGTCATAATACTACTATTTTCGCTAATAAACAAATACATCAATTCCCTAGATAGAGCGTCCATCCGCGCAACATACGTAGGTAAATAGGGGTCATTATCGGGGCGGTATACGATGTATTCACCATTACTGTAAGGTTTCTCTCGATAATAATGCGGGCGCTCTTTATATTCCGAGTAGGTATCGAGCATCCCTGGAGGAATACTGCGTCGAGATGATGTCCATTCGTGTGTAGTCGGTTCGCATATCCAGATATCCATTATGATGTATATATATCAATATGGGTTTATGTTGTCTTTCGCCCCCCACCGGAATAACATAATCTTAATACATAATACTTAAAGCGACAACCACACATATATGTATTGACACAACGAACAATAAAATGAACGCATTTTACAACAATAATATTCCCACGGTCACCCTTGATGTTCGTATATCGTGTGACGCATTTTGGAACTACAAGTTCAACATACCGATACGCATCAGTGATTATTATAACGATAATAACAGTCGGAATATCAATCGCGGCGCGGTCGGCCACGGCGGTCACGGCGACGAAACAGACACATGTCGTATTGGAAATATCGGCCGTCCAGACCCAGGATTTTGTCGTTTGGAAGAATATCTAGTGGATTATGTCATTCAACACATTTATGATGACCTTTTGGCTACGCGTCAGCATCGGGACCTACCGCTTTTATTGAAGAAGGCGCGAAAGTTTCACATTCACGGGCGAACACTTGAAGATATATTGTTTCCGACGAGGTCAGGCACTAGTGATACACACGCGATGCCGGAGAATATAGTGTATATATGCACGCATTGCTAATGAAATGGAATGAAATGGAATGAAATGGAATGAAATGGAATGAAATGGAATGAAATCGCGAGCGGGAGCGTAGCTGGAGCGTAGCTGGAGCGTAGCGGGAGCGTAGCGGGAGCGTAGCGGGAGCGTAGCGGGAGCGGTCGCGGGAATGAAATCGCGTAACGGCAGCATTACTCCCCTCCACCCCCCGACATAAAATTGTGTAATAATACATCCTTATTCGTATTTTTGACATCACCTGTCATAATCGAGTCCTCATACATTCGACGCAATACATCTGGAGGGGCATTTGAACCAACCTTAAGTAAGTGATGTTCGTATAAATATTTCCGGATTTCGCCTATTGTTTTCTGTTTCAATGTGAGGTGTTGGTTCTGAATATGTCGCTGTGTCTGTTTATTTTTCAATAACACACCGACAACGTCGTCATGTTTTCCGATACGATAGCTTTTTTTCTTTGTTTTTCGGATTTTCACGCGCATACCCGCTAATTGTTCGGGTGTGTGCTCCCCACCGCCGTTTAACTCCGTCAGTGTCGTCGTCGTCGACGTCGGATCTGCCGGCGCGGCTGGTTCACTACCCCCCAACATTTTCGTAGCCCATTCTCGAAATGTAGGTTTCTTCCCATTTTTTAGACACCCGTGAGGGGGTTCTTCTTTCAGGAAAATCGATGGCAGAAAGTCTTCTAGTTTAGATGGGATATGTAAGGGCGGTTCGGCGGGTTCTGGTGTTTCGGCGGATGCGCCCGCAATCTTATTATTATACATTTCGGCCAATTCTGATAGTTTCGGAATCGGTGGCGTCTCCGGCGGCATCGGCATCGGCATCGGCATCGGCATCGGCATCGGCATCGGCATCGAGTCGAGAGATACCATCGGCATCGGCATCATCGTCGACATCGGCATCGACAACTGCGGAGCGGGAGTAGCAGCGGCAGCGACAGTATTCTGTGTAAGAAGCGTCGGGACCACCGGCAACCCGAGCAATCCCGTGTTTGTCAAAATTTCACCATTGTGTAACGTTTCAGCGACTTTATTCAACATTTGGGCCTCGGGTGTTTTAGCTTCGGGCCGCCCGATGCCGGCACTATTATGTTTCTGGGTGTGCTGCTGTTGCTGGCGGCGTTTCAATGCGAGTTTCCTGAGAAAATCCATCGATTGAGAGAATGTAGTGTCGTCACCGTCGCCGCTACTGACGTTACTGCCGACGCCATCGCCATCGCCGACGCCGCCAGCTGGCTGTGATTCTGGATGTTCGCGTGCGCGTTCTCTCGTTCGCTGGTGCTGTTTAATTCTCTCGAGTAGTGTTTTTTTAAGCGTGCTAGGTTGGACGATTGAACTAGGACGTATTTTCCGTTCCTTCGTGCGCTTCGTCTGTCGTCTGGCTCCGCCCCCGCCACCACCGCCCCCCAATAATGAATCCGCATTGATAACTATACTTTTTCGTTCACCACTCATTATTACAGAATCGTGTAATATCTTATATATAACCTATAAGATACTACTAGTGTATATATTTACAAATATAACGTCTTCATATATGGACCAGAACCCCGTTCTTTCCTATCCTTCACTTCCGGATTTTCAATAAACAGCTTGAACCCATTCTCTAAATCAGCGAATGTCACTATTTTTTTCTCAGACACAGGAAGACAGAACACTCGACGACTATGCGCGATTTTCGTTTTCGTAAATAATGTTTCCATATCACGGCCATATGTCGTGAAATAATCCATTCGTGACGCAAACCACGACTCGGGGAGCGCCGTCTCCGCCGCCGCTGTCGCGGCTATCGTCCACCCATAATCCCGCACCTGTTTTTCATAGATTGATTTCAGTTCGCCCGGTTTATAACCGTCTAGTTTAAACCGCCACGTAAACCGCGAATTCAACCCCTCATTCAACGCGAAAAAACAGTCATTGAGCTCCTTCTCATATCCAGCAATAATGACCATCCAATTGTGCTTATGTTCACTCAATGCTTCGCACAGGGTATCCACGCACTCTTTCGCAAAACTGTCGCGTTTTTCGGAATTGCCGAGTGAATACGCCTCGTCAATAAACAATACGCCGCCGAGCGACGCTTTAATCATATCCTTCGTTTTGATTGCGGTTTGCCCTAAATACCCCGCAACGAGGTCATTCCTGCTGACTTTTTTGAAGATTTTCTTATTTAAAATACCGAGATTGCTGAAAATCCGGCCGATGATTTTCGCCACTTCGGTCTTACCTGACCCAGGGGGGCCATATATGACCGTGTGCATAAAATCGCCCTTTGTAGGTAATGCCGCGCTCCCACCGTCGTCCATCAACGGATTTTTCTTTATACTTTCAGATATACGCTGGTTTAATGTTTTAAAATCAAATAGCGGTGGCGGTGGCGGTAGCCCCATGTTCATCGTCGACGAAGATTGAAATGGTGCCGCAAATGGATTAAATATATGTTCGGTAACTGGCGCCGCTACCGTCGCCGCCGCGTCATTTGTATTATTCTTATTCTCTGGAATATGAAGACCCTGTAAATAATACAGAATCTGGTCTACGATTGTTTGTTTGATTGTATCCATTCCAATCATATTCGATAAATCGCGCAAAGGCTCGCGTATCGCATGAATTGCCGACATATTGATGTTATATTTCTTGGTTTCGGACAATGGATATTTATCACATAGCGCGATAAGGTCGTCGATATGCTGAATATTTTCGCGGATTTCTATGACGACGGGCGCGACCACGGGCGCAACGACGGGCGCAACGACGGGCTTAATCGGAAAAATCGACGCCCATAAATTCGTCTGTGTTGACGACGAGCCTTGCGGATTGAACGATGACTGCGATGGAATAAACGGCGTAAATGTCATATTCATAAATGGATTGGGCGCCGTGGGTGTAAATTTATAAATACCAGTTTCATCCACAAATGAATAAGGTGTATTTGATTTATGAAAATAATTGTGTAACTGTTGTTCCATTTGTGCTACCTGTTTTTCATTTTCAATCCGGTCCTTTTCGTGCTGTTTTAGTGTATCTTGACGTGACGGAGGAGGAGGAGTCGGCAGCGTCGGAGGCTGCGTCGGAGGCTGCGTCGGAGGCTGCGTCGGATTAGACGGGCGTTTATAATACCAACGTCGTCTTTTACGCGGAGGCTCGTCATTGTTATTGCCATTATTGTTAGCCATTGTTCAAAAATACACGCTATTGCCGGGTAATAGAATAACCCATTAAAGGTTTATATCCATTTCATATCTCGTGAGCATTAGATATCATTTGAAAAAGAACATAAAAATAAATTGAATATACATTATAGTTTATCCTGAATTATAACAATCAGGGTCAATTCATTCCATTTCATTTCATTATTGTTATTCACAACTATGCCAAAACTTATCCGCAAACAAAAAATATTAACCCCGGAAGAAGCACCACCCGCCACGGCCACGACGACGACGACGGAGGAGACCAATAATAATAATAACAATAACGACAACGACGAAGAAACAATGTTTCAGGCATACGAACGGATGAATCCCCGATACGCCGATGCGGCGGACGCCCCGGCGGCGACAGCGTCGCTTCAAGACAAAATACAAAGCCGCATCGGAAGTTATATTGAAGAACCGTGGAATATTATCGGCTCTTATTTCGAAGGAAAACATCTCGACCAGCTGGTGCGCCACCAGATTGAGTCCTACAATGATATGGTGAACGTCCAACTGAAGCGAACCGTCGACATGTTTAATCCGGTTAGAATCGCATCCGACCAAGATTACGACAGAGTCACCCACAAACACCGCCTAGAAATAGAAGTGACATTTTCGAATTTGTATTTGTCCCGTCCACAAATTCACGAAAATACCGGCGCAACCAAAATCCTCTTTCCACAAGAAGCCCGACTCCGCAATTTCACATACGCGTCAATGATGACGGTTGATATGAGTGTTAAGTTCATTGTGCGCGGAACCGGCGCCGATAACGAACATATCACAACTCATCACAAGGTGTTCAATCAAATCCAAATCGGAAAACTGCCGATTATGTTGAAATCGTGTATTTGCGTGTTGACTCAACACAAGCACCTGGACCATAATGTCACCGGCGAATGCCCCTATGACGCTGGCGGTTATTTCATCATCAATGGGAGCGAAAAAACCGTGCTAGGACAAGAGCGAGCGGCGGAAAACAAGGTCCTCTGCTACAATGTCGCCAAAAACAACAACAAGTGGCTGTATGTCGCGGAAATCAAGTCAATCCCTGATTCCAAATGTATTTCGCCGAAACAAATCAATATGATGGTGATGACGAAGCAAAACGGGTTCGGACACCCCCTCGTCATCCAAATCCCGCGAATGAAGCAACCGATTCCATTATTCGTCGTGTTTCGCGCACTTGGCGTCTTATCTGACCGCGAGATTTGCGAGTATATTGTGCTCAATGTCGACGCCAACGGCGAAGACGAGTGTGGCGGCAAAAGCGCAGAATTAACCGACCGACTCAAAGAAGCACTTCAGGCGTCCATTATTGACGCAAATGGTATTATGACCCAGGAAGACGCGGTCAAATATTTCACATCCCAGGTCATATTTACGCCGATTAATATGGATAAGGAAACGGGCGCGATGAAGAAGCGTGAATTCGCACACGAGGTTCTTCACAACGACCTCTTCCCGCATTGTAATACTGCGACACAGAGATTATTCTTCCTCGGATATATGGCGAACAAGCTACTGCGCGCATTCTTTGAAATCAACAAACAGGATGACCGCGACTCTTATTTGAATAAGCGCGTTGACCTCACCGGCGCACTTCTGAATAACCTATTCCGGAATTATTTCAACAAACTGGTGAAGGATATGTCAAAACAGGTCGTCCGCGAAATCAATACGGGTTCATGGCGGTCAACCGATGATTATTTGAGTATAATCAATGATACGAACATGTATAAGATTATCAAGTCCACGACCATTGAAAACGGATTGAAGCGGGCGTTATCCACTGGCGATTTCGGGATTAAGAGTATGACGAGTAATAAGGTTGGCGTGGCGCAGGTGTTGAATCGTCTGACCTATTCGTCGAGTTTGAGTCATCTCCGCCGTATCAATACGCCGATTGACAAGAGCGGTAAACTGGTGCCGCCTCGCAAGTTACACAATACTTCGTGGGGGTTCCTTTGTCCAGCGGAGACGCCGGAAGGCGGGAGTATCGGTGTTGTCAAGAATATCAGTTATTTGAGTCACGTGACCATCCATAGTAATCCGACGTCGCTTCACACTTATATTGATGAATATATTGAGCGTCTGGAAACACTGACGCCGCGCGACACCTATCGTCAGGTGAAGGTGTTTGTCAATGGAATATGGCTGGGAATTACGCGCGACCCGGTGCGTTTGTATCGCGACTTCAAGCTTATGAAATGGCGCGGAGTTATTAATATATATACATCGGTGGTGTTTGACTACCCGAATGCGGAAATCCGGATTTGTAATGACGCGGGGCGGATGATGCGCCCGCTGTTGTTGGTGAATCAGGAGACGAATGACCTCTTTATCACAAAGGACATGATAGACCGGGTGGCGGCGAAGGAGATTGGGTGGGATGACCTGCTGACGCATATCGCGAGCAGCGGCGGCGGCGCGGATGAGGAGGCCCCTAATCACGCCGTGATTGAATATATTGACCCAGACGAGCAGGGGTTCAGTATGATTGCGATGCGCCCGAAGCATTTGTCGCGTAATGAGAGGGACATGGCGACATCCCCATATATTTACAAGTATTCGCATTGTGAGATTCATCCGAGCACGATTTTCGGGATTTTAGCGTCGTGTATTCCGTTCCCAGAGCACAACCAGGCGCCTAGGAATACGTATCAGTGTTTGGATATCAACGAGACCGTGCTGATGAGTGATGGCCGGCGTATACCCATCAAAGACGTCAAAGTCGGCGATGAAGTAATGACGTATCACCCGACATCATTTGAAGTCAGCAAGACCACCGTCGTGAATCATTTCATCCAAGAAAACACGCAACCGGTATACAAGATTACCACCATCTCTGGGCGCGAAATCATTGCGACGGAAGACCACAAGTTCTCAACAAATGCTGGATGGAAAACGGTCAAGGAGCTGATGGATGACCGCGAATTACGTGTGGGGGTGTTTCTTGATATCAAAACATTAAACATGAACTTCGTCCCAATCCACAGCATCGTTCCAGTATCCAACCGTCTCATCGCGGATATCGAAGTCGCCAGCGAGAACCACTCGTTTATTGCGGGCGACGGGTTCGCGAGTTCAAACTGCGCAATGGGCAAGCAAGCCATCGGCATCTACGTCACGAATTACCAGCGCCGTATGGACAAGACCGCGTATGTTCTCACCTACCCACACCGCCCCCTCGTGGATACGCGCCTCATGCAGATGATTCAACTCGCGGAAATCCCATCCGGCGCCCCCCTCATCGTCGCGATTATGTCGTATACCGGATACAACCAAGAAGACTCCGTGCTCGTGAATCAAGGCGCCATCGACCGCGGGATGTTCTCCGCCACGATTTATCACACGGAAAAGGACGAGGACAAGAAAATCAACGGTGACGAGGAAATCCGATGCCACCCCGACACATCCAAGACGAAGGGAATGAAGTTCGGGAATTACGACAAGTTGAATCAACGCGGTGTTATGCCAGTGAATACATTTATCGAGAATCGCGACATTATTATGGGGAAGGTGATTCCCATCAAGGACAATCGGAACGACCCTACCAAACTCGTGAAATATGAAGACATCAGTCGAGTATACCACACATCCGAGGAGTGTTATGTAGACAAGAGTTACATTGACAGCAACGGCGAAGGATACTGCTTCTGTAAAGTCCGCGTCCGCGCATTTCGCAAACCGGTGATTGGTGATAAAGTGAGTAGCCGAATGGGGCAGAAGGGTACCATCGGAAACATCATCCCCGAGCGCGATATGCCCTTTACGAAGGACGGGATTCGCCCCGATATTATCATTAATCCTCATGCCATTCCGTCCCGTATGACAATCGGGCAATTGAAGGAGACCCTCCTCGGGAAGCTTCTCGTGAATCTCGGGTTGTTCGGAGACGGCACATCGTTTGGCGAATACGATATTAAGGATATTAGCAAGGAACTCCTGAAAGTCGGATATGAAATGAATGGGAATGAAATCTTATACAATGGACTGACTGGCGAACAAATCAAGTCGGATGTCTTCATTGGGCCCGTGTTTTACCAGCGCCTGAAACATATGGTGAGCGACAAGCAGCATAGTCGCTCGATTGGACCGATGGTGAATTTCACGCACCAGCCAGCGGAAGGTCGTAGTCGTGATGGTGGGTTGCGTTTTGGAGAGATGGAGCGTGATGCGATGGTGGGGCATGGCGCATCGCGCTTCACGAGGGGGCGAATGTATGACTGCTCGGATAAATACGAAGTCCACGTGTGTCGCAAATGTGGCATTATCGCGTCGTATAATGATGAACGAAGTATCCACTTCTGTAAGACATGCGACAATCGCGCGGATTTTGCGCTGGTCCAGATACCGTATGCGTGTAAGTTGCTGTTTCAGGAGCTGGCGACGATGAATGTGGCGCCGAGGATTATGACGTAGTTGTCGCTCCACGCTGCGTCTCGCATTGCTCGCCTCCGCATTCCACTCCAATTCCTAGGACAATCGTCGTCAAGTTGTATACAGAATATTATTTACTTTTAGGATTAATATATTATAAGTAATATATAAATCCAATGAATTTCTCTTTAGGACTAGGAGGTGGTGTCAAGGGAATTTCCCCTCATCCTGTTTCAAATGGAACTCTGAAAGGGAGCTCCGAATTAGAGACTATTCGTTTTACTCTTCGTAAAGCTTGGAATGGATCGGCTGCCAGTGAAAAATTGGGCGGTCACGCCCCCGCCGCGACCCCCTTTCGCGTCGTGAATAACGCCGGTGACTATTTTTCCCGCCAAAATTATACATCAGGTGGCTCAAACCAGGTGACTAGCGTGAAACAAAGTATCGCTTCAGGATGGCGCGGTTTAGCTGGAGGTGTCCACGCCAACGCGGACAGCACTGGCGTCCCATCGGCCACTTGTAATACCAAATTCGTCTATGATGGGT